CGCAGCTTGTTGTACCCTATCACGTAAAGTTTTTAATGCAGGTAAGTTAGCAAAGAATCTTCGTTTCAATGCTTTACCTTTCTTCATGTCACCATTAATTATCTTACCTATCTTAGCATCACCAGCACCATACACTAAAGCATAGATAAATGTCTTAGCTTGGTCACGTGTCTTCAGTCCAGCAAGTTCTTGATTGGTTGTATGTATATCACCATTGACAACCTCTTCAATGTAGTCAGCATCATTCATGTAGTGAGCTAACATACGCAACTCTAAACCACTAGCATCAATACCGACTAGCTTATAACCTTCTGGTACAGTCCAACAAGAACGACACTCCTTACCATAAGGACTGCCTAAGTTAGGAACTTGAGCCATGTTAGGACCTCTATGTGTCATCCTCCCTGTAATAGTTCCATTCGGTATAACCTTACCATGCACTCTATCATCCATAACAACATCAATCCAAGATGATACTTGAGCTATACGTTTTTGATATAATAAAAAGTCTGCTATAAGTTTAGCTTCTTTAATATGAGTAATCTTTTTAAGTGTACTCTCATCAACAATAGGTTGACCAGTAGGAGTAAACCTCTCTGGCTTCCATCCGAAGTCAATTAGATACTCACCTATTTGTTTACGACTACCAAGATTAAACTCAACTAACTTTTGACGTGTAAAGGGTTGAAAGTTTTGTGTATTCAAACAATGCACATACTCCTCATCAGTAAGTCCTCGCTTACTAAGTTCACCATTCTTTTTAATGTATGGTAAAACTTCTTTGTCATCAACCCATTTAGGTTTAAATGTTTTCTGTACTTCATCTTCTACATCTGCCATCTTTTGTTTTAGTTCTGCTAACAAAGTCATAGCTTGTTTACTGTCAAAGTAAAAACCATTCCTTTCTTGTTCAGCTATAATAGCAGTAGTCATTTGCTCTAAGTCAAAAGACTTCTTACTAAAACCTAGTCCTTCTTTCTGTAAGAACTTATATACAGCTTCATTAAGTTTAACATCTTGCACACAATAGTTTAACATCTGTGGTGTGTAGTTGTCAAAGTCAGGTTGCTCTTCTTTAGGAATACCTAATCTATATCCCCAAGTCTTGAGACTATGTCCATTCTCTCTGACTGGATTGTAAAGTCTTGACATAACAAGCGTGTCAATTATCTTACCTCGATACACAAAGTTATGTAAACGTTTGAGTATCTGTAAATCAAAACCTATAATGTTATGACCAATCAAAGTCTTAGCACTATGTAATAAGTCTAGTGCCTCTTCTATTTGATTATGTCCAAACTTATAAACTTTACCATCAATCTCTTTAGCTACAATACACCATATCCTAGTAGCATCAAGGTCATCTGTTTCTATATCAAAAATAAGATTCATTTGTAAATGTTTCCTCCTCTGTCACTTCATGTAATCGTCCAGTATCAACGTCATATTTTAAACTACAAGCCATACCAGTATCACCAGTATACCTTGACTTCAAGACTCTAACCTTAGTTATGTTAGCTTCCTCTGGATTCTCTGCCTGTTGGTTTCTCTCTAATGCAATTACACAATCGGACAATTGTGCTATTCCTTGAGAACCTTTGAGGTGAGAAAGGGACACTTGTATTCCTTTTTCATGTCCTCTATCACCTTGTGCTCTACGTAAGTGTGATACCAGTATCATACCTACACCAGTCTCCTCAACCAAGCTACGTAATCTATTCATTAGCATATCAATACCACGTCTTTCATCACCTTCAGTTAGTACGTTGACAAGCATATGCAAGTGGTCAACTACAACCCAGTCACACTCACAACCAACAATAATATATCTCAGCTTAGAGAATATCTCATCAATGTCTGTCGCACCAAGATGAGCATGGATAAATACTCTACCCTTCTCAATAGCTTTGTCAAACAAAGTATGTAGTTCTTCTTGGGTATACTTAGAACGTTTCTCTGATAAGTATATCCTATCATTAGCCTCAATAGATACAATACCATCTGCAGTACGCAACCAGTTCTCCTCTAGTGCTATGATACCAACATTATCTTGGGTATTCTTGATAAGATGATGTTCAAGTTCTCTAGTCACACTAGACTTACCTAGTCCTGTACCACCTGTCAAGGTAACTAACTCACCCTTACGCATACCATAGAGTTTCTTATTCAGTCCCTCCCAAGGATAGGCAATGCTTTCTTTCTCTTCTCTATGTAGCCACTCATCCTTCTTACTGGATAGTTCCATGATACCAGAGGGAGTATAAGTCTTTGCCTCCCACCAAGCAGTAGAGAACTCTTGGAACTTCTTCTTAGCTAACATCTCGTTAGCATCTTTGTAGCCATTGGGTAAGTTTATTATCTTTGCTTTACTTGGCTTGAGGATTCTTGCAACCTGTCTAGCAGATTCAATCCCAGCTTTGTCATTGTCAAAACAAAGAACAACATTATCAAATGATTCTACAAACTCAATGCTCTCTCGTATATCTTTAACAGCAGATGAAGCTCCACGTTTAATAGATACTACACTAGACTTACCTTGCATGAGTTCATAGACTGCCATTGCATCACACTCACCTTCGGTTATGGTTAAATACTTACCACCTTTGTTGCGATACAGTTGCTCACCGAACAACCCTGTCCCTTCAAACGTACCATTACATGAAAAGTTCTTGTTGTCTACGTACCTAGTCTTGGTTGCAACTATCTCACTTCCATTATGAAACGGATAGATATGTTGCTTGACTTGACCAGCATGGTCTTTGACAACCTTCACACCAAACTTCCTTGCAGTTTGTTCTGATATATTTCTATCAGTCAATGGTGCATATACTCCTGTGTATGAGTTCAAGAATGATGTCTCTGGTTGTTTCATGGGTACAATAGTGTTAGTATTTGTACTCATATCATCTGCTTTGTCATAGTCTGGAATGAAAGCATTACAGCTAAAACATTTAGCAGACCCATCAGCATTCAAAGAAACAGCATCACTACTATCACACTTGGGACAGGGTAGTTTATGTTTAATAAATTTTGTATTCAATTCTATCTCCTATAAAAAAGGTGAGGTTAGTCACGTGGTGGTGTAGTTCTCATTCGTGTTTCATCCTTAACCTTATTTGCATTCTAATCTACTGACAACCTAATGTCTTCAATCTCATACAAAGGATTTTACAAAGGCTCACTCCTAACCTCGTTATCGTTAAGAGTCTTCTTCTACTGAAGCTTCCTCTTCACTATCTTCCTCAATCAATGCATCATCTGTTAGATGTTCTTGCATTTGACCATTGAAGTTTTGAACTGCTGAATCAAGTACAGCAATTCTTCTACGCAAGTTGTTGACCTCGTTGGTACACTCAACTATTATGTTGAATAAACCTTGAGCATCTTGCGAAAGTTTAAGTACATCATACACTCCATTCTCTGTTTTGTATGTGACTTGTGGATTATTTTCGTCAG